CTAAGATGTCTTTACACGTATCCTTTTCCTGCGTCTGCTGTTCCATCTTGTCTTTCATGATTCCTTTTCATTTTCTTTTTGTATGCGTCAATGAGTTGGTCGATAGAATAGTAAGTATTGGCGTACAAAAACGGCATTATTAAAACTTGTACAATGCTATTATCAATACCTTTTACAAATTGTTCTGTTAGTGTATGCATTACATGAACAAAATAAACTGAATGTAGTTTAGGTAAAGTAACTTCATTTTCAATCAAATCAACCATAACCTCAGTAGTTTCTTCCAAATCTTCTTCATCAACAATAGTCAAAGTTAATTGCAAACTGAAAGCTAAGTAATCAGCAATCTCATCTAATTGTGTATCTAGTGGCTTACCTGGTTGTTTCTTCCAATTTTTAAAAAACTCAAGTGTGTTAATCCACTCTACAAATTCAATAATCATACTAGCTACTGTGTCATTTAAATTTCTAGTTGGTATTCTATCGTCGAACTCCTTTTGTATTTGTAATAACTCTTGTAACTGATCAATTGTTAATGTGTTAGTCATTTTCCTGCTCCTCCTCATATTTATAGACAACTTGACCCGTCATAATCCCTACTGCTTCATCAAGACCAATATCTTCTTTGAGTGCATCTTGCATAGCATTAGGTAAACCCTCAAGTATTTCATCAAACGCTTGCGCTTTCTTATACACGTCTTCAACCTCTTTTAGTAATCCCTCTGTGTCATTACCGTTATAGGCACTAGCACTGATAATTGATTGTTCAATTTGTTCGCGGTTATTCATCATTTCCATCTCCTCTAAAATAAAGTTGGTTGCTTCTGCTCCTCGTATTCCAAACCATGTTGCTTTATATATGTTTCAAGCTCTTTCGATGTATCAAATGTCTTTTTCACGCCTTGCCAACCTGGCACGATATGCCCGTGAAAGTAATAAGTGCCATTTACTACATGGATATGTGCCACTCGCTCGTTATCCTGATACAGATATCTCTTAGAGCCGAAAAATTGGTTTAAGTATTCTTTGCGTGCATTATCTGTCATGATCTACTTCTTAACTTTCACGAATATGTCGTTTTCCATCGGGTAGCACGCATAACGTCCTCTTGGATGCACTTGTGGCACATTAAACAAATGTGGCTTCTTTCTTCTTAGCTCAGCCTCTTTACGTCGTTGCCTAGCCATTTCACGTTCTTTGCTCTCTCGCTCCATGATTTTGGATAACACAATTTCTTTATACTCAGCTAAGCGCATACCATAAGGTGCATGTAAGGCTTCTAACAACGCCCAGCCACCTCGTACTCTTTTTGCAACCATTCCTGGAGTTAAACCATTCTTTTTTATCAATTCATTTTCATGTTCGGTAAATTTATATGGTTTACCGTTAATCTTTACGATACTCATTTATTCCACCTCTGTATTTATCCTGTGTTAAAATTTTTAAAGCTCATGTTTTTTTCTCCGGATGTTATTTATCCTAAAAAGTATTAGTGTGTCTTTTTGGTCGTTTTTCGCCCTATATTCACGAGCACTAATGACCAAAAGCTCTTTTTGCTCTCTCAGATAATTCTTGTCGTCGCTCTTCAGACATTAATTTTCTAAAACCTATTGCGCTTTTAGGTAGTTTCGCCCTAACCAATACCGCAGTCCCAGATTCTAATCGTTCCAATACCTCTACATCATCGCCGTACAACTTTGTCATTCTAGTAATATGTGTCGGTACCGATGAGTAAGCAATCCATTCTTGATTTTCGTAATCATAGTTCAATGTCGTTTCTCGGTCTTCTCTTGAATAACCGTCGCTTACAGTTTTTGTTTCTTTGGTAATTCTTGCCATTTATTCCACCTCTATATTTACGTTTCTAATTTTTAAATTGTCATACTCTAGTATTTCGTTAGGATTGTTATATAAGTAATCTGCCAGCGCATCTTTTTCGTTATCCACATCACCAAAATGCTTATATTCAACTTCTGTAGGTATTCTTATATCAATCGTTGCGTTTATATATGCTTGTTGTTGCATTAGATCACTTCATTTCTCTTTTGCGTTCTCGTCTTGCTTTAATTAATTCCTCGTAAGTAATCCATGTTTTGCCTGTGTACTTAGGTGCTTTACATATCCACGTTAAATTCACATCTCTATACTGATATCTGAATATCTTCGCTTTGATGTTGGCAACTTCAGTCGCCTTACCTTTAACATCTAAAACTTCGACCAGTTTGCCATCCTTCCACAAAGAGAAATCAGCTATATACGTAATCGGTCTTTGTTTCCCAAATTTAGGTTGTAGTTCGAATTTCGGTTGTATTTCGATACGATCATAGTTAGTGCCATTCATATTACTTTCTAAATATTGGTAATATTCGCACTCTACTTTGCTATCAAATACAATTCCTTTGTACTCAACTTTCTTAGCGTTGTATTTACTCATCATCCACCTCTAAATATCAAATATCGTTGCTTGTAAACCTAGCTCTTGCTCATATAGAAGCCCGTGAGCGCCCTTGAATCGTTTTAGGTCACTATCAGTCATAATTTTCTTTTCGTCGCTGAAATGGGCTCCTGTGAGCGAATAAACTTCATTTACGTTGTCTTTATACTTGATGACCTTAATATCTTCCGTGCCATCTTCTCGGTATAAGTAATATTTTTCTTTCGGCATTTTTAACACTCCTTAATATTCGACGATTGCGGGTCTTTCTTCTTTTTCTTTCAACTTATCATCAATAAGTTTTTTAAGTTTCTCTTGGTCTCCGTTTGCAAAATCAATCATCTTTTGAGCATATACATCTCTACAATGTAATATTTCTTTTATATTTTGTTTTGTGATTACCACGCATCTCGCTCCCTGAAATCGTCTCCGATTACTCTTACTTTTCTTGCATTGTGTTTCATTCTTGAATTGATACGTTGCCAGTTCATATTTTGATTTAGTTCTTTATCACTAAAGTTAGTTGTAAAGATGTTGTTTTTACCTACTCTGTTATCAACAATGCTGAAAAGTTTATTTAAAGTGTGCTCTGTGTTTTCTACACCCATATCATCTAGTACAAGTAAATCAATATCACTTAGCAATCTGACTAGCTCGTCTGTAGTTTCAACTGCATTTTTGTTGTATGTCGCTTTGATACGATCCATCAACATTGGTATGTGCATAAAAGCAACTGTATGCCCTTTAGATTTGACTGCTTTTGCGATAGCGTATGCTAGGTGGCTTTTACCAGTTCCATATGAACCTTGCAATATTAATGATTTTGGTTCTTTTGTAGAGAAACCCTGTACATACTCTATTGCTGTTTGTTTAGCGTGTACTTGTTTTTCATTTTGTGGCTTGTAGTTTTTGACTGTTGCATCTCTTAAAGACGGATTAACGTTTGATTGATTGAATATGTTGTTTATCTTCCGTTGCTTGTTTCGCTTATATTCCTCATAGATTTCACATTTGCAACCGTCTTTATACTCGTAACCATTCGGGTGTTTTTTAGTAGGAGCAAACTTATATAAGTCGTATTCACTTCCACATCTCTCACATTTCAATCCTTTTTCGACATGAGTAGGTTGATATTTTTTCAAGCTTTCGTTTATCTTTTCGCTGAATAGTGGTTTCATAATATCCCCCTAATCCCAATAACTTTCGTCGTACTTCATGCGTTCCAATTGATCCGTGCCAGTTGGTTGTATTTTTTGATTGAGGTACCCCTCAAATTTACTGCCAAAAAGTGTTTCTGGTCTAAGGTATTTATCGCTATCCGTGTTTAACCATTCAGCTGTTTTGATATCAATCACCTTTTTAAAATCCTCCAACCTAAAATCTTGATTCCATCTTGCTTTAATAAAATCTTTTGTTTTAGCTGTATTATGTTTAAAATGCTTTCCTGCTTTTTTATTTAAGTATTCGATAATTTCTTTATAGGGAATGGAAGACACCGTCGGGTTGCCCGACAATATACTTCCTTCATTATTAGTATTGTTATTATTAGTTAAATCATTATTAGTACTATTATTATTAGTAGTATGCGATTTACCATTAACGGTTTTTCCATTGTTGGTTTTACCGTTAACGGTTTTTCCAACGTTGGAAAATCGAATGTGGTGCGGTTGCTCATATACTAAGTACTCATAACCATTTAACCTACCACTTTTATCACGTTTTCTACTACGTTGAATGTATCCAATTTCTTCCAGTTCCTTGATTCCACTCTTTAAACCGCTAAGTCCATCAGTTGAATGTTGCTCTAGTTCTGTTTCGTAAATTTGCCAGTTATCAGGTCGACTTAACAAATAAAGTAGAATACCTTTAGCCTTCCAACTTATATTAGAATCATGTATAAAATCTTTGTGTACTGTGACAAAGTTACCTGATTCTTTGTAAACTCTAAATGTTGCCATTTCGTTATCTCCTTTCTGGTATAATTTTGTTATCGCTACTGCGTTAGATTGGGGGTGAATAAAATATGGAAAAACCTTATATGTTAACATATGATTTAAACTCACCCGGACAAAAATATGAGGAATTGAGAAATGTTATAAAAAAGGAAATTTCTAATGGTCATTGCAATTATTGGAAATCTTCATTTTTATTCCGTTCTTCTTTATCAACTTCAGAAATGATAGAAAAGTTGAAACCTTATCTCGATTCTGGAGATAAGCTGTTTGTTACAGAAATAGTCAATAACAAACAAGGGTGGTTAACAAAAGAACAATGGGATTTTATCAACCATAATATTTTTATTTAGGTTCTTTTATTGAATCTTTTGTTATATCAGGAAAACCTTTAGAATCCTCAGGGGTAAATTTTTTAATTTTTTTAGCGCTTCTAATCTCTTCCGCCAAGATGACGATTAGGAGTGCTATTTTTATTATTCTTAGTCTATTCATTCCTTTTTCTCTCCTTTCAGCATTTTATTGAGCCTCTCATCAACTTTTATCCACGAGTCATGCAAGTGATATTTATCATCAAACGACTTAACGCCAATCGCATGTTGCTGGTTATGATGTTCGCGACATAACGCTAATACATGTTTGTCATAGTGATTCATCTTATTTCTGTTTATGCCTCTGCCGACTGTTTCATAATGTGCTAGGTCTGCGTGAGGCTTTCCGCATATAATGCAATGACGCGTAACAGTTGCCCAATAAAGATAATTTTTATCTTCTTTCATCAATTTGCTTGTTTTATAATTTAATGGAATCGCATTTGTAAAAATCCACTCAAACATCGCATCTATAATTTGCTTAGCTATAGTTCGAGAACAATTTGATAAAGATATGCGTTCTTCATAGCCATACAGAAACTTCACATAATCTTGGAACATTTGCCTCATATAATCTCGAGGTTGTCCTGTATGAGCTTCTATATCGTTACACAATGCGAATATCAATTTGCGTTGCTTGCCAGTGATAGAATTTGGATCTACCACTGAGCAATCAACATCAATTGGCTGGTTCAAATCTAATATCTTGATAGCTTGTTCAGGTATCTCTATACCGGTAACAACTACATCATATAAACCATTGTTACTTTGTTGGTATTTGATAATTTGCGCCACTTAATCACACCCTAGAAAGGCAAATCGTCATCAGATATATCAATAGAATTATTAGTATTTTCAAACGGATTATTATTCACATTAGAGTTGTTAGAACTCTCATTGTTATCGTTTTTTTCGTTTTCTTTAATTCCAACTTTTTCATAAACTGCTGTACCTTCAAATTTCCAAAACCTTTTTAAAACCGTATTCCATTTATCTGTATAATCGTTATGTTTTCGTTCTAACTCAATATTGATTGGTTTACCTATTACATCTCGTTCAGTAAAGTTAAATTGACCATTATTGTCATTAATGCCAATTGCCTTCAAGAATGTGTATAACCAGTTTTTGGCGAAGTCGTTTGAAGTATCACCGTTTGCATAGTGAGTGAATTCGCCTTCTTCTTTATGAATAAACGTGATTGCAAATTGTGGATGTCCGTTTTTCGAATTTTTACTTTCGAAGTTTTTGATTTTTACACTGTATGATCCTGGTTGCATATAATTTCCTAATTCTTGTGCGCCTTGTAAATTTAAATTGAAGTTCATAATTAATTACCGTCCTTTTTAGTTTTTTATTAGTTTCCGTTTTGTGCCATATCTATAATTTTTGAAATTGAAGCATTTTTAATACCTGGATTATTGATTGTTATTTGCGGATTATGCCTAACTTTAGTTGTATATAAATTAGAAGGTTCTACAGAAAATACATAGTCGTGTGTCGCGTTTCCGTCCTCATCTGTATGATCTTCTATAAATGTATGTCCTATAATGTCGAACTGAGTTACTAAGCTATTGTGTATTGCCGGTTGTACTTCAATTGATATTCTAGGGTTAATAATTTTTCCGTTCTCATCTTTATCTTCTGAGTTAAGCCCTTCATGTCCTGTAAGTACAACGTGAAATCCGAGCTTATCTTTAACCTTTAATAGGTGCCTAATCGAGTTAACGATTAATTTAGATGTTTCCCCATAATCTTGTATTCTCGCTTTTTTGACTTGATGTGTATTCATTACATGAGTTAGCGTTATATCTCTTAATTTTTGAGCTGTTTCAATTACAACCACATCAAGTAACTTTCCTCTTTGTCTAGCTGTATTTACAATCGATTCAATACTCGCAATTGTGTTTCTAAAAGCAATGTAATTGTCGACTCTCTTCACAAAACCTTGTCGCGTTACTTGAGTACCATCTTCGTGAATATCGATAATAAAAGCGTTGTTTTCTCTAGTGGCTAAAGTCGTCTTTCCGGTTCCTGATTTGCCATATACCATAATTGAATAATAGTTCTGAGTATCTTCGTTAATTTCTTCAATACCTAGTTCTTGTAAAATGTCTTGTTCCTCACTCATCACTTAATCACCAAACTTTCCGTTACCTTTAATTCAGCGCCCGGAATATCTTTGCCAGCTTTCAAATCATCGATTAGTTGCTTAGAATTAAGCTTTGGCGCTTGTGATAGCCAATAATCCTTTGGAATAAGTTTTTCATCGATAATATTTTTACTAGCCCCGTTTTTGCGCTTGTAAATATGATTAGTAGCTGTGCGGTAACTATCTACTTCCTGTGTTTCTAACATCTCTTTTAAGTAATCTCTTAAACGATCAGTTAAATTTTGTTTTTGTTTTTTTAAATTTTGAAGTCTCTTAATTTCTTTATCTATGACATCTATGTCACCTAAAGTTTCACGTCTCCAATTGACAATGTTATCTACTTTGACGTTCATTTCTGCTTTGATAGAATCTAATGTATCTTTTAGTAATGTTGGATCTAATTCATCTTGATTAGACATCTCTTTAAATGCTTCTGATAGCTCATATAGATTAGCCATTAGTTAATCCCCCTCTACCATTTCATGACTAAGTTAATTAGTCTGTCCTGTTCATCTGTGTTCTCTTCAATCCATTCATCTATCGCTTGGTTAAATAAGTCTGATGCCATATCTAAGTCATTCTCATCTACGACATAAGCATGTTTAATTGGTATGTTGTTCATATCTTTAACTTGTATTGATATGCCCATATGACCTTTTAAAATGCATAGCTTAAAATCGAATCCGTTAACATGAATATTTTTGCGTATGATATCGCCTATTTCGTAATACATCTTGACTTCCTCCATTTTTCGTTTTATATTTAACTTGAAATTTTTCTTAAGTGCTTGATACTGTTACTTGTTGTCGCAAGTAGCAGTTTTTTTATTATTTACAAATTCTTCTAAATCTTTTAAAGCTTGTTTATATCCCTTGTCATATGCTACTTGTTCAGAATCTCTTGAATATTTAGGAATTTTTACATTGTCGTATTCACCGTTTAAATAACGATTAATTCTATCTCTCTTCCGATCAGTAATTCTTCTTGAACCATTTCTTAACTTAATAAAATAAGTATCAGAGAAACCTAGCAAATATCCTATTTCTCTCACCGTTAAATCTTTTTCTTTCCTTCTCTTGTCAACTTCTTCCATCAAGTCTTTATCTGACATCTTTTCATTCTCCCTTGTTGTCATAAAAGTATTCCTTATAGAATATGAATGTTGCGATACTTGCGAATCCCGCAATTGACCATGCTGTAGTGAAGTATAGAAACGGCATAAGTACAATTGCTAAGACTGTGAAGCATAGCACTGCTACTAGGTAGCTTTTATATGTGTCGCTCATTTAATATCCTCCTAATACCATTTTTTATGCTTTCTGATCAAATACTCTTCCAATTTAGAAATATTAATCAGAGTGCCTGTTGGTGAATAATCAATGTATAAATTTTCTACACCTAAATTATCTTTGCGGTAATATTTCAACCAGTTGTATACTGTACTTCTACATACTCCAAACAATTGATGGATTTGTGTAGGTGTTGCGTATAACTTTTTCACAAATTTTTCTTCGCCTCTATATGTATTTTCTGGTGTTGGTGGTACTATGATTTTTGGCATTTCTATCTTTCCTTTCGTGTATAATGTTGTTATTTGCTAATAGTTTGTTCGGCGAACTTCAAAAGGCGACGAGCAGATTCAGTAGAATTTTCAGCATCTTTCGGTATGGTTAAAGATTTGTTGTTTAGATAGTCACTCAACGCCCTGCTACTAATCACAGGTTTTCTAGTGTGCTTCTCAATCTTCCAAACCTTCCACGTCACAACTGCCATTGTGATGAGGAGGGTTGTTTTATACAATTTGTTCACTGTGAATCCTCCTTAAAAAACAAACTTCTAAATCCTGATTTTTCATATCTACCGGGTCTGCCTTTTTCACTCTTTGCATAATGCTCTATGTTTATGTCGTAACCACCTTCGTAATTTCCGTTTCTAGTTACCCATAAAAATTTAACTACTCGTTTGCTCTTCAGCTCTCCACCTTTATAAATGACTAATGGAACGCTGTTTTCATCTTTCACTTTGATGACAATTAGATCTTTGTGTCTGATATTTTTGTTGAACTTTTTTAAAATCTCCCTCATCTCATGAATTTTTTTCAATATTAATTTCATTACTTTTTGAATGTTCATTTGTTACATCTCTTTTCGTGTATAATTTAGTTATCAACCTAAGGAGGTGATGTGTGTGAATATCTCAACTTTTTTAGTACTACATAAAGCCTGTAGCAAAGAAAAAATAAAACTATCTGATCAGCATAAAGACTTTGAATACATGCTTCGCAAAGAATGGATTACTCAAGTTGAGAACGACCTCGAAATTTTTGAAGATTCTTCATTCTCGATTCTGTATATGAAATACAGTGGTTACGTGTCTATAACATCTAAAGGTAAAGATGTTTATTTTTCCGCGCGTAACAGCTGGATTAGATGGATTCTTGGTACAATCATCAGTATTTCTATAGCAATTGCATCACTAGTAATAAAAGCGTTACTAGAATGCTAGTTGCACAAATCAAAGCTACGCATGGGATTAAATCTACTATCCAAACCCTTTTTTGATTAGGCTCATTTAAATATTTATACATATTAAATAGCTTTTCTAACTCGTCATTACTGATGATAGATGTTGAATTTTCTTTATGTTTAAGTGTTTTAAGAATTAGTAGTTCTAACTTTTCTTTGATTGGTTCACTCATTTGTTACATCTCCTTTCGTGTATAATATTGTTATCTCCTAATGGAAGGAGGTGGTATTATGAAAAACTACTATCATCTTTTGTCTTTCGATGATGATTTAGCTAATGAATCTGCTAATAACCTTCTCAAAGATGGTTGGGAGCTTGTTCACGTTGGGACAAAATTGACTCGGATTTTGGATAACGGACAAGCTTATTACAATACTGAATATGTTCTTGGTGGAACTAAGGAACAGTATGAAAAATACATTGCTGATTCTGAAAAAGCTGACAAGGATTTATTTAGCCAATTTCAACTTAGCGACGATGATTAGCTAAGTAATGTTGTTCTCTATCAATTAGGTAGAGAACTTCATTTATTTCAGCGTATGAAAGTTTAGTATTTTTAATTTCTGCGTTTAAGTTATCTTTTAATAACTTTTGCTCTTTGTTAAGTAAATTATTACCTGTTTCAATGCTATGAAGTTGCGGATTTACTACTCTTTTTATTTCTTGCATTTGTTGCGCCTCCTTATTATTCGAAATCTTCAATTGACAAGGTTTCAATTCGTTTTTGGTAACGATATAAATAAAAGTTCTTCAACATGTCATACATTCTGCTAGCTTCATCGTATTCACTCTCTTTTAAATCAGAATTAAGCGTTACACCAAAAGCTGATAATGTAAGTTTTCTAATGTGGTCATGAATTTCACTAGCGTATGCTTTGTAATTTTCATAACATCCTATTCCGTGTTGATATTTCTTTAAAGATAATGGATGTCCTAAGCCGAGATTGTCAGCACCTCTTAAACGTTCTGTATAAGCAAACTTTTTATTAATTTCATCAAAATCCTTATGACTGATTCTTACTTTATTGAAAATTGCACCTGAACTGATTGGTTTCTTGCCATTTATAGCTTCTCTAACTTCTTTCGCTATAATTTCCTTCAACTCTTCTTTGGTTAATGTGATTTGTTCCATAGTGTTCTCCTATTAAGATGTTTGTTTTTCTCCTAAAAACTTATTAACAAAGTATTGTTGTCCTTTGCCTGTTACTTTTGGTGTACGTGATACTTTACTTGAACCATCTGGATTATTAATTATTCGTTTTTTGATATCCAAGATTTTTAGATCCATACTCTTTTGAGTTGGTAAGTTATAACTTTCTCCACTCTTTTTAATGAGATATCCATTATTTCTTAACCATTTGAACAATCTGTTTTGTCCTATATCAACACCGTTTTGTTTAAGTATTTTCGCTAGTTCTCCAACAAGTATTGAATTATCACTACCAGCTACCGAGTCAGCGAATAATACTTTTGGTTTGTTAACTTCTACTTGCTGTTGTAAAAGTAAGTTTTGCTCTTTTTCTTTCTTATACTCAGTCAACACTGTAATGATGTAGTCTGGATCTTTTAATGTTTGTTCAATTACATTGTCTGTTGCGTATATACCGTGTTTGCGAATAGCTGGTAGGACATCTGATGTTACCCAGCGTTTGAATTTTCTAGCGGTTTCTCTAATTTTTTCGTTTTTGCTTTGTTTAGAAGCATCGAAGATTAGACTGTATAATCCTGATTCGTTGATAATGATCATATTTCTGTTTTGACCTGATGCACTAAATTGGTGCGTCAGCTTGTCCTCGCTATCAACATGATTTCTAATGGCATTGTCTGATCTTGCATATCCTAAAATCTCAGCAATATCTTTTCCTACAAAATAAGGTTCGTTTTCAATTTCTACTGTTCTTACTGGTAGCTCTTTAAAATTAAATGTTTGTAATGCTTGCATTTGAGTATCCTCCTTTTTCCTCAACACCCACATTCAGCAGACGGTTATCGCAATGACTATCGAATGTATTTAAACGCGGCTCATATCATCGCCAGCTCTCGCTCACATCTGCTCAATGTGGATGTTGATAAGCGTGGTTATATTAAGAAGTGAATGTTACTGATTCACTTTCCGCCACTCTGTTAAATCAGTAACTTTGTTATCACTTTCAACACCGTTAAGCTTGTCTAACGCTTTCACTACTTTTTGGAACTCTTTGATAGCACTTCGTAGCTTTTTAGTAATTTCATCTTCTACCATTTCCAAACCAGCAAATGCGTCTTCGTTATTCATGCTTAGATGTTTGTTGAAAAGATCTCGAGTGTATCTTATTTCTTTAAGTGATTTATCATAAGCTTCAATTTGTCCTGAAAGGTTATGATATTTTAGTTGTAGTTTTACTAATTTTAATGATTGGTCTTGCATTTGTTATGTCTCCTTTAAGATGTTTGTTTGCGCTTCGTGTACTTTGTGGGTAAAAAAATATCTCCAATATTTTCGTCAAAAAAATCAGCGATAATAAACATCTCATCATTCTTAAATTGATGCTTTCCTAATTCTTTTAAACGATAACCTTCAGTTGATATATTCAAGAGGTTTGCTAAATCTTCTTGAGTACACTTTCTTTCTTTTCTCAACTTTATTAAATTCCATTGCATGTTGTCACCTCCCGCTTACAAAACCTACTATACACGATACGTGTACTTGAGTCAACATAAAAGTTTGCTTTTCGTGTATTTTTTTGTTGAATACCAAAAATAATTGGGTTATACTATAGGTAAATTTAAGGAGGTAAGAAAATGGATAAAAAAGAATTAGCGAAATTTATAGGCAATAAAATCAGATACTATAGAACCAAATTGAACTTAACTCAAGATCAACTTGGAGAAAAACTCAACACTAAAAAAGCTACTATTTCAAATTATGAGACAGGGTACAGAACTCCTAAACAAGATGATTTGTTTGAAATTGCTCATATTTTAAATATCAGTATCGATGATTTGTTTCCTACAAGAAATAATAAAAAAAACGACATCACTTCCATATACAACAAACTCACACCTCCCCGCCAAGAAAACGTACTTAACTACGCAAATGAGCAATTAGATGAACAGAATAAAGTCACTTCTATAGATGAATATAAAGAGTCTAAACTAGTATCGTATATTGCATGTGGTGCAACTGGTGCTGGCATAGGAGAAGAATTATATGATGACATATTGCATGAAGAAGTATTTTTTAAAGAAGACGAAACGCCATCAAATGCTGATTTTTGTATTTTAGTTAATGGTGATTCAATGGAACCTATGTTAAAACAAGGAACATACGCTTTTATTAAGAAAGAAGATTCTATTAAAGATGGTACAATTGCACTCGTTGTATTAGATGGAGTAAGTCTTATCAAGCGTGTAGATATATGCGAAGACTATATTAATTTGGTATCTCTAAATCCGAAGTATGATGATATCAAAGTCGCTTCGTTTAGTAATATTAAAGTAATGGGCAAAGTTGTATTGTGATTAATAGCGCCTATATGGCACTTTAATATAAAAGACGTCTATTTCAGCAGTGTTTAAAAGGAGTTTATAATGAAAATAACTAATTGCAAAATAAAAAAAGAAACTATAGTATATGAAGTTTTAACTAGTGGTAATCAACCATTCACTTATGAGTTACCTAAAGATTTATCGTCACATAATGCGCGTAAATACTTGGAATTTATTTCACA